GCAAAATGTCAATAGACACAAAATATAGTACCCACACCCCTTAGGGTAGGGGAGTGGGCACTAAATAGGGACTATTACAAGATATTAAAGCATATCAAATGTAATTTCACAGTTGATCTGTTTGCCGGTTGCTACAGGGGCCTTAATGATAACACTTGCGGTAGTATTATCGTAGGATGCAGGCACAAGTGCGTTGTTGGTGGAATTATACAAATACATGTCTCTGTAAACGTTGCCGGGGAGGTCTGCAAAAGGTATATCACCAAACGCGGGCGCGACAGAAAATTTTGTGTCTGTAGGGACGTCAGCGATGAAATAGCCGTGAATTGCAATATGCAAATGCCGGCCATCGAAAGATGCATAACTTGCGTCAGTCCCATTTGTAAAGTTTGTGGCTGTCAGCTTGGTAATATTGTTGATTTTGGCAGTAGTGATGCTGCGGCAAGTATTCCGGCCAAGGGTCCATGCGCTAATCTGTTGTTCATATTCGGCATATTGGAGATCAATATTGCCACAATCGGGTGATACATAAATGCCGGCACGCTGACATTTTACATCATTTTTGTTTGTAGCAATGATCGTGCCCCGAATATTGTAGCACCCTCCCAGCATTTGGATGCCGATATTATTTGTCTCGGATCCTGTAGGAACCTTAAATCCATTCGCATCGAGCAATAATCCGGAAAACACGATGTTATTACTTGTTTGTTCGACAACTACTCCGTTAGCGTAGCTCTCCTGTACCTCAGTGTTGCAAAATAGTTCACGTTTTGCGTGATACAAATGTAAGGCGATTGATCCCGTAATGGTGTGTGAAGCATCATAAGATGCACGCCATCCGTTCATCTTAATCGCCAGGTTACACCATTTGTTCGCTTCGGTTTCGCACAAAACGCCATTATAGCAAAAAGTTACTACAATATTACATAATTCCGAATCAGAAAATTTTGCGTCGATTCCCAAATCGCAGGTATCCACAAACGCATTGATAATGGATACATATGCAATATATAAGCTCGAATTGATGCCAATGGACCACCCAGATACGATAATGTCCCTGATAACACTATTGCGGCACTCCAGCGCATAGGAATCGCCTTTGATCTTGCGATATTCTTCGTGATTTTGGTTTGCGGTGATCATCCATGTTTTGTTACGGATATAAATGCCGCTTCCTGCCCCTTTGGTGGCCCCTACTCCATAAAGCGCCAGCGATTCGATACGAATCGTAAAATAAATGTCATCGTATGTATTGGGGGCTTTGTATTCGAGGTCGTAAATAATTCCATCGCTGGCGGTGATCCATATAATGGCTGTGTCGCGCATGTTTTCACCGATTATTCCGCAACCTCTTTTCATATATAGGGTATCTGACATATAATAAGTTCCGCTCGGGAAATATACTGTATGTCCGGCATCCAACAGCTGTTGTAGCGTCGATGTATTTTGTGCTGCGGCGCTCTGATCGTTTGCTTTAATACCTGCTCCCAGCGCCGATACATATGTCTGTATTTGATTGATGCTATGTTGCAACTCCGCGTCGGCGTTCTCCCGAGCCGTTGTCTCCGTGTTAATAGCCGTCTGAAGCTGGGTGTCGGCGTTTTCCCGGGCCGTTTTCTCCGTGTTAATAGCCGTCTGAAGCTGGGTGTCGGCGTTTTCCCGGGCCGTTTTCTCTGCGTCGATAGCCGTCTGAAGCTTGGTGTCGGCGTTCTCCCGGGCCGTTTTCTCTGCGCTCAAGCCCTCATTAAATGCATTGATAAGGTAGTGCAAAACTTCATTTGTGGAGCTGCTCACGCAGTTAGAGCCGGGCACGTAGGCGTCACCGGCAATCATTGCTTTTGTGACACGTACAAGCGCCCCATTGACCCACACAAGATCGTTGACAGCTCTTGCAGCTGTCGCGGTGGGGCTGTGGCCCTCATCGATGGGAGTAATGGCCCTTTTCACATCGGCCCAAAGCTCATCGAAATTACCAATTTTTGTCCAAAACTCTGTGCGATCCAGAGAGACACCGGAGGGCACCGGCTGTACAGAAAGATAAGCGTTGCCGTTGCTGTCCACGACAACGGTGTTTGCTTCGTACTGGCTGGTGATGTTCCACTGAATCGGGTTTGCGTACTTGATCGTGGCCAGGCTGACGAAATTCGTCAGTTTGGTGTTGAATTCGTTCAGCTCGTCCATAATCCAATCCAGATTGAGATCATGGAAATTGGTGTAGGGCGCTTTGTGAATAGGATTAATATTCATAAATCACATCTCCTTAATATACCAGCAAACAAAAATTTGCCCGGATGTCCGTAACGATTTTATGAACGGCGTTCTCCATTGCAAGGGTCAACTCTTTGGCAATAAGGTCTTGCGGGTCCCGTCCTGCCCGGCCCTTCTCGGTCACGGTGTCTTTGTAGCCGTCGTGCAATTCGGAAGCGCTTATATTGGCGGTTGTCTGATCGGTGGTGGTCGTGTCCGTGCCGCTGCTGGTAATGGTGTTGCCAGTTCCAAGGGCCGTTGTACTCTTTTCAGCGGTTTGCAATGTCCCGCTGTCAAAACCCGTGACGTCCCGGGTGGTGCTGTCGCTGCCGGTATTCTGGCCGGTGGTGGTCAAGTTAGGCGTTCGTGTAGTTGTTCCCTTCACGTCGTTTGTGCGGTTGATTGTGCCGCCGCTGGTTCCTGCATGGTCGGTGGTTCTGGTTCGGTCATCGGATGCCAAAGCATCATAGTTCAGGCCGAGGGCGGCAGCGTACCGGGTCCAGCTCGGAAGCATGGTTTCAGAATATACGCCAAGTGCCCGGCGCATTGTTGGGCCGTCCGCGTACAACACTTCCAATTCCAGCGTATCAAAAAGTAATTGATTGCAGACAGTTTCTTTAGAGACACTGTCGGGGACTTTCAAGTCGTCGAACAGTTTCGGGTATCTTGCCAACAGGCCGTTAAAGCTCAACGTTGCGTGCATCGTTGTTCACCTCCTGCGCCCCAGTATCGGGCGGAAAACGCCAATCGACCCATAAAGTAGATTTGTCAATTCCAAAGAGCTTGTGAACCCTCTCACACCCATGCTGCAAGCTGTCCAACCATAGCGACGCTTTGGCGGCTGTCTCAACGTTGTTAGAATTGACTTCGTCGGTCAACATCCGCTCTTTCTTGCTGGTGTTGGTGTTGGGGATGCCAACTTCAGTATCAAACAGGGCTTTAATGGTTTTAAGGGCTGTCAACAGTTCGTTGGTTATGAAGTTCCCTTTAAGGTCTGTCGCAAAGTACATCCATGGGGCTTGCCCGGATGCCCCATTTTTAGGCGCTTTGAGCAAAGAGGAATCCACAAAAACTGCGGGGTCGCCCTGCATGATCTGGTCGAACATCTTTTTAAAAGATTCTGCGCCTGACTTGTTACCAGCTGCGAACACATACGCCAACCGGCTGTTGATCAAATTGCTCTGGATGGTCTGGGCGGCTAAGGCCATCATATCCCCATAATAGGCAACAATATCCACCATACCGCGGTAATCGGGCTGCAAATTGATGATCTCGCATTGTTTTCCTATTTGCAAATACGGGGACCCTTTAATAAAAGGGTTTGCAATGATGGAGTGTGTGGGATTGTAAAAAATGTTAATGCCGGTCAATCCCATTCGGTCATATACCAGGCCGTAACGGTCAGTATTGAACACCGTAACACCGCCGGAACCAAAAACAAGATATTGCAAGCGGTTACTGGGCCAAGTGTCGGGGAGCGTCCAGCGGACCATAGACACAGCTTCAAGGAACAGATATTTGCGGAAATAATAGGATAAGCTGTTGCCCTTGGTGTGCATCACAGAGGGAGTCACCGGCGACACATGGGCGTTAATTTGCTCGTAGCTGTATGGAGCACTCACAACAGACGACCTCCCTTTGCCATTTTAAACAGTAACCACACCGGCAATTTGCCAGTAGGCCACGGCCCGGGACCCGGACCAGGGCCCCCGCCCGAGTCCCACTCTACGTCCCATGTCCCCACCTGATTCGGGATTCTGATAATGCCGGAAGGGTCTCGCAGGTTTCCAGCGGCATCGGCGTACTCCCAATGCGTGTGAATGCCCGTTGCGTATCCAGTCTGCCCCTGTGTGCCAATAAACTGACCCTTTGTAATCGTGTCGCCAACGTTCCAAATCTGCGATGCAAAGTGCGCAGCTCGCCATGTCGTGCCGTTGGCCATTCGCACTTTAATCATATTGCCCCATGACTGGTCGCCCGAGGTGCTGCCATTCCAATGCTGGGCCACTACCACGGTGCCCGCTTCGGGCGCATATGCTTTATGGTCTCCATGCACCGTGTCAATGCCCCGGTGGGGGCTGCCGTCAGCGTATGCAGGATAACCGGCGGTTACTCTGATCGGCGACACGTCAGTAATACATTGTTTATATACGGCCATTATTCGCGCCTCCTATTCATAGAAAAAACCATTCTTCATGTAACTTTTGACACTGTCAATTTCAGCGGCTGTTGCGGGCAACGCAATATCGGGGTCGTCTACCATCATGAAACCCGGGATACTGAACAGCTGCACTTTCTGACACAGGGGCCGTCCGTGGTCCTCGTTGTTGTCGTCGACCAGATCATAAAACGCACCTGTCAAATATGGCGTAATGCCATATTTTGCAACACTGGCCACTCCACCTTTTGATTGACTCGAAACGGTCATTTGCTGGGCACCGGAGGTAATACCGTTTATAACATCGCCCCCGCCGAAAAAGGACTCAATACCGCCTGCCACAGCACCCACCGCGGTTTGAATCAGCCCGCCCAAACTTGCTAATTCATTTACATTGGTTGTGATCTGAGCCAGCTGCACAGGTACCGAGACGTTACCGGACGTGGAAAAGAAAATTGTATTGAAATCTTTATTAAATGACAAGTCCAGTATTGCATCGCCGGTACGGTAATCGACAGTTAATCTACAATACAACGTGCTTTGCAACACAAATAGGTTAGCGTTTAATTTGATTTCGCCAAAGGGCGGACAATAAAGCGTATACTCGGAATAGGGTGCACCGTCTGTATAAACGCCCCTTGTAATGTGCTGCGGATGATGGGGGGTTGAGATGCTAAAAGTAAAAACGTTTTTGTCATTGGTATTCTGGATAACATAAGCGTTTCCCACGTTTTGCATTTTCCACCAACCGACGGGGATCTCCGTTATGGGGGTGCCAATGGCCGCATTGCCGCACGGTATCCAAAACGCTTTTGAAATGTACTGAATAGGATTAAACAGCGCTTTTGTCAAATTTGAACTGATTTCATCCGCGCTAATATCCAAATAATCAGTATTTTGCAAAAGAGCGGCCATGAGCTTTTGAAACGTGGTCGCGCTCATTGCAAAATAAATCGCACCGCCAAAAGACACATACCCGGGCGCGTTGACCGCCACAACGAAAAATCCCTGACTGCCACTTTCTGGGTTATCTGTAAACGGCGTTGAATTTGCATAGATAGTTCTGGTGGTAATCGTTGCTTTTGTGGGGTACAAATTATCTACGATTTTAGGGTCATACTTTGCGGACGATCTCACAACATATTCGGTAGAATTGCCGATCTGATCTCGGTAGCTTGCCAGCGTATCAACAGTCAGCGACGCATTCCAAAGCCCGTCCGAATATGTCCAGTTCTTCACCCAGTAATATCGGCTGAATGTGGGAAGATAGCAATAATTGAACCCGGTGGGGTCGCTCTGTGTTGCAATTTTGATCTCGGGGTCAATGATATTACAAGGGGCTTTAAGGTCAATTCCAAACCCCTGCCCACCGCTGGGCAGCTTTGTGCTATTGGTGCGCTTTGCGAACTGGTAAAATATAGCTTGCATTTTGCACCTCCTATAAAATAACCGGCGGGCAGATGCCCGCCGGTGCCGGTCAGGACTTCGAGGGGTCCTCGTCCTTGTGTGTGGTGGTTTTCAGGGTGGGGGCTGTTGACGCCTGGGTATCGCTCGGCGCAGTGACGTCTCCGGCGGTCATCAGGAACAGAACGGCGTTCTCGGTGAAGTCATCGTACCACGACCAACCGTAATGATACCAGAAGTTCGTATACAGGCCGCGGGCGTTCATGGGGGTCGGGACCACGCGGGTCAGCTTCGGAGTGTAGCCGATTGTATCCCAATCCAGCAGGCACCCAAACACATTGGTGAGCTTCACCGCGGTACTCTTGTAGGATGACCCGCTGGTGTTGGTCACAACAGGCGTCGCAGAGATGGTTTCGCGCTCGTCGATGTTCTGCCAGAATGTGACCTGTTCGGCGTCGCGGTATTTCAGCATGTTATCGTGGAATACCTCGGGAATTACGCGGGCGTCGATCTGGCTCTGCGTACCGCTGTACAGATAGAGGTGCTGGCGTTCGTACGGAGTATGGCGCATGATGTTGTACGTCGTGCCGCCGATCTGCCAGTTCTGATGCCATTTGATGGAGCGTTCCTTCATCAGGCGGGAAATATCGTTGATACGGCCATAGGCATATTTGGCAAACCCCGGGAAGTTTGCTTCTTTGTACACGTCCTGCACGGTCAGTTTCGTGCCCTGCTGGGCGTTGTACTCATCAAGCAGATAAATGACGCTTTTCGGGTTGGCCGTAGTCATGCCGGTCAGATGATTGGCCATCAGGTTATTGGCAAGGTTACGCCGGTCTGCTTCGATCTGGTTCGACAGATGCAGCACGAAAGAGGACCAGAACTGCGCCAGTTCCTCGGGGCCTTTGAACGCTGCTTCCATCTGGGTATCAGCTTGCGTGTATACGCGGCTGTAATTGGTTTGGCCATAGTAGTTAGTCTGAAGAACTTTAGGCTTGTGGACTTCGTACATATCCACGCTCTGGCCTTCCGTAAGCGCCCACGCCTTATCGGTGACGGGGTCAGTGTCACCGAAATTGATCTTCCGAACGTGGTTCGACCAGTCGTCGCCCGTGACCTGCAAGCGTTTCAGGGGTGCATCATAGGGACGGACAGCAAAGATGGTGCGGCCCAACACCTGGCTAATTGCTTTAGTGTAGTTGTCGGGGCCGGTCTTCAACGTGGCCTGTGCAACAGAAACGAAACTGAATGTGTCCACGATGGGCGACGTCGGCTCCTGCCCGGTGGCAAGCTTGTTAATCTCTGTCAGAATTGCGGAAATGTCCGCAAAATCCATACCAGCGGGCATATTACTTCACTTCCTTTCCATAAGTCGGGTCGATGATTCGGGCTGTCACCGTTGCGGCATCTGCCGCCGGCTGCTGCTGGATGCCAAGGCCCAGCGCGTTTGCCTGCAACGTCTGGGTCATAGTCTGCATTGCCTGTGCGCTGGTCTGCTGGCCCTGCAAAATCTGCTGCAACAGGGTTTCAAGGCCATCGTACTGCGGCACGGGCTGCGGCGCGGGCTGCGGTGCGGGCTGCGGCACGGGCTGCTCCATAGCTTCGATCTCTGCTTTGGTGTATCCGGCCATAGCGAGGGCCGCTTTTTCACTGATTTTCAACTTTAGTCGCCTCCATTACAACGTATGTGTCATGTGTCAGGCATTTAATGACCTGATCTTTATCTCCTTTGGAGAGAGGACCCACCGCGCAACACTGCCGCGTGTGGGCGACGTCTGCCCAGTCGCTATAATAGCCGATGCCCAAACGAGTGCAAAGGACAGCCAGCAGAAAAGCACGCTCGTTTGTGATCGACTGGGCAAAAATGATATAACAACCCATAGTCAGCTCTCCTTCTTGATGTCGTCCAGGGCAAGCCGCATCTCGGTAATAGCCGCAGTGTTCTCCTTGACAACGGTATTACACTGATACCACATTAGCAGAAAAGCAGCGATAGGAAACCCCACATTAGAAATAGCCTGAATTACAGTATTGGCATCCATTTTGTGCACCTCCCTTACAGATACAAGTAAATCCCAGGTTCACGCGCTGGCTGACGCTCGCCCGCCCCTTCTGGGGGCTGCCTGTGGGCACCTGGGATTATATTTAGTATATATCGACTGTGTAAAAAAATCAAGTACCGCAATACTCGCGAAAGAAAATTTCATCCGAGTAGCGCTCGAATTCGAGTTGCCGCTGCAAGTACGCGGGCCAAATATACCCATACGCGGCCCTGAATCGTTTACGCTCATAATCGCCGGTGCCATATGTGGGCATCTCGCCGGACCGATGCCGGCACACATAGTAGAGGGGTTTACTCTTATGCTCATAGATGCAGCACCGCCCAATTTGAACAAGTGGGTAGTATTCCCGGAGGGGCCGGGATACAACAAGACTTTTCTCCTCGGCGCTGTATTGGTTCTCAATCGCTGATCTATAAAAGTCTGTGCCGCTCATAGACCTATAGAGGGCCGTATTGGCTTTCTCTTTGGCAATAGGGCTGTCCACAAGATCAATCAAAAGAATCCCTTTATCGGCCAGCAGCTTAACGCGCTCTTTCTTACCGATCATCTTCTCTACGGTGTCGGTAATTTCCCATTGCATATAGTAGGGGTTTGCCATGCCAACGGCGTTTGACATACACAAAAGCGTCAGGGGCTTTTGCCCCTTTAATTCGCGGTTACGGTTGACCGTCTCGTAAATGGTAGCAAGGCCCACGCCCTCGCCGCGCCGGTAATAGTCGGTTTCTTCTTTCTGGTATTCATCCAGAATGATTATATTGGTGTGAGGACTTGAAAAACCACGGGTTCTGGCCAGCGTTACAACACTTCCCACGACTCCGGCCATCTGCGCCGGCTTAATGGGCGCTCCTGTATCAGTGTAGGCCCCTGCGTTGCCCACTTCATAGAGACCCGCAATTTTAGGCAATTTGAACGGAGCATAATGTGTTTGTAAATCATCGTTCAAAGGTGACCACGGCCACATACTGGGTGACGCGCAAATAAGTTCCGCTTGCTGCGGCGTGCGGCGCAAATACAGAAATTCCTCCCCGGTCTGGTGGACGTGCTTTAGCGCTCCATAGGTCTTGCCGGTACCACGTCCGCCCCATATAAAAATGATGGGTGCTCCGGTGGACAAGATGCCGTCATCCTCGGAGAAATTAGGCCAGCCGTCTTCGGTGTAAAGTTTAATCATCTTGTTCCCCCCCTAAAAACACATACCATGGAAGGGAATGGAGCACTGTTTCTGCTTCCTCCAAACTTTAGTCTTCCTCTAACAAAACGGATCTCCGCTCTCCGGTAAATATAATCGTGGAACCATGCGGTGTCGGTTCTAGCGGGCAGCAGCATCACCACAAGGGCTCCGGTCTGTGCGCTCATATACGCTTTTTTGACCCACTGGCCAACCTGTCTGCCATACGGCGGATTGCACCAAACGCGCCCATTCCACGGCATGCTCAGGCCGTCTTGCTCTGGAGAATAAAAGTTTATACACTTGGCATTCTCTGGTGTCGCACAAGCGTCTAATGTGAAATCAAACTCCCGGTTTAGCTTGTCGAAAAATTCTTGTGGAGTTTCCCACAGTCCCGTTTTGCTTGTAAACAACGCGTTGTTCATTATGTAACCTCCATGATCTTATACCCGAGTATCTTTGCATACTCGTCCGTAATGCCGAGTGTATAGGTATTATCACAAATACACAAATTGCGGGTGATGTGGACTGTATGTCCATCTACCACAAAATCGGGCACATTGGGGCGATCATTATAAATAACCTGATTTCCGGCGGCAAGACAGAACGTAAAGCCGGGCTTGAATACCTCAAAACCACCCCACAGGGCCAGCTCCAAACCGCCTTTCCGCTTGCTAACTCCTGCTATGGTAGTAGTAATTGGCCCGCCCTTTTTATAGGTAGTCGCGTATTTTTTAGCGCCCCACGTCATAAACTCCGCATAGCTGCGCTCTTGCTCGTATACCCCCATGTAATGAGTATTGCCTTTGGGGTCTGTAGCGCAAGCGCCGTTATCTTTCGCAAGCTGTTTCACAGATTTGTTAAACTCCGCTAAATCAATATTACCCATGTATTTGACGCTATCGGTGTCGCAGTACACGCCATTTTTGCCCGCGGCCCATTGCGCTATTTTTAGGCGCTTGCGGGTGTGGGCGGTTGTCCATACGCCCCATTGGTAAGGCAAAAACAAGTGGGGGCGATGCTCGTTATAACTGCCCTCCGGGTCGTCGGTGCATTCACTCCAAAGATTGTCGGGGTCGTCCTCGTCAAAAAGTGTGTCCAGCTGCAAGGGGTCTTGTGCAGTCATACCGTAATAGCTATTGAGATCGCCCTTGGCCTTAACATAATACAAATCTTGACCGGAAACACCTTTAAGGGATGTCTTGCCGGTGTAACTCTCTTTTACGCAATCCGTCAAGGGCTTTGGCAGTTTGCCATAATCGGACGTGTAGAGGTCCATAACGTTAAGAGCGTCCCAATCATATTCTTTGGCAATGATTCTAAAATCTATATCGGTTATGGTGATCTCGAAATGTTCAGCAGACAGCAGACGGCCATTGTCGTTAATGTATCCTTCACAATGCCGAACCTTTGCAAGTGGGATATATGGGAACCCCCACCACTTGAAGCGCTGGCGCAAACCTTTCACTTGCAAGCGCATCAGACACGCCTTGCCGTGTCTCATACATTGCATCAAACGCTCTACGGTGGCCGGTTCCTGCCTAAATGGAGTCATAGGAAAATAACATTCACATTGTACGGCAGGGTATGCGCTCGACATATCCACAGAACCGACATTTTCCAAATGTAACCCTACATAATAGCGGTTTGCGTGAGTGTCACCGCCCCTAAACGCTTCCCGCAACATCTGGTAAAGGTCCCACGACGGCAAAAGGCGCTTAACCCGTTTATTGCCCCATTTATACATTGCTTCGCGTGCCATCCGCCGGACGTATCCGGTGCGCGTTAGTGGTAGAGTATACAGGTCATCACCGTCTCGGTTCATCTCGATTAACAGGCACTCCACAATGCACCGAACATCATTGACACAATACGCTAATTCTGTAGACGTTAAAGGCGTCCATGGGTAGCGAACCTTTGAATAATCAAGTGCCCCCGTCAATTTGGCATGAGGGGCACCAAGCTGTTTGCCCCAGGCATCAAGGGACAAATTGCTGTGCCGCATACTGCATCGGTACTCAATAGCGCGATTGTCGCATTTTAAGACCCTACGGGGTTTGCTGGCGAACACATCACCCGGGCCAAAATCCAGAACACCCGACAAATATTGAAATTCATGTGCAAGATTGTGAACGTACATGCACAAATACCAATCACCTTGCGGGCCGCTGTTGGCTTGCAAATAATCGCTGATTATGCTTGTAAAGTGAAGCCACTCGTCCCACGTCCTACCAATAATGGTAATATCCAGACCGAGTTGACACTGCCATATATACATTATGGTATGGGGATTGTCGTCCGCATCAACACATACTCGGCTAGTCTCAATATCAAATGCACACGGCATATTAACATATAAGCGCTTCTTGTTTGTTTTGCGTTTCTTGCCTTTTGTGTGTTTGCGGTCTAAATGCTCCATAAGCCACGGGACAGGGTTATAATTACAAGCCACCGCCAAAACCTCCGAGCAGGTCGGCGGAACTGCTGCTGTCGCTGTAGTCCCATTCTTTACCATAGTTGACCTCGCCTTGCTGCCACTTTACAAAATCGTCGATACTGACATTGTAACCGCCTTTCTCGCGCCAGTACATAACCGGCTGGTCGGACGGATAGTAATACACGCCCGATGCTTTCACGATCTCCCACCACTCCAACAGAGCAGTATATTGATCTTCGGGCACGTCAGCAATATCAATGCCGCCAACTTTCATTTTTTGCTTGAATTCCTCACGGGCACCGCCTACTGTGGAACCTTTAGAACGCACAAAACGCGCTACATCCGCGAGCGCCTGTTCCAATGCTTTGCGGTCTCCGCGCATTGCCTTTAGGGTCGGGAAACCTCCGGCAAATTCTTTATAAACGTCGCTTGTGCCGCTGATGGGGTCTTTTGATAATCGCTTAATACGTTTCTGCGCAATATCGCGCAGTCGGGTGTATTCTTTGCGCATCTGATTATCAGGCCATGATTCCAACGCATAGGGAGTGTACAGCTCGGAGCTGTATTTAAGGGTAGCACTTGCTTTAGCTGCGCCTGCTGCCATGTTTCTTGCGCTCCTTTCTATCTAAAATCATATAATACCAGTCCAGAGGGTCCGCTTCAATGCCCAATCCGTTGAAAATAATTTTGGCCCAGTCGGAGCGGAAAAACTCGACATCATTGGTTGTGACTCCGCTATATACAATGGCCGTTGCGAGGTAAATCAAAGAGTCATCACAGTTGAGCAATGATACTCTATTATCTTTACTTTTCATGGGGTCTCCTATAATAAATATGGGCGGCCATAGGCCGCCCGCCGGTTAGAACGGCATATCACCCGAATCGCCGGCCCCACTCTGGCCGGAAATGATAAGTTCGGGATAGCCATTCTCGTTCTCCTCAACGACCAAATCACAATAGCGCAAAGTGATCTTGCGCGACCAGTCGGACAGAATTACACCCGGCTCGATTTCAATGGACACTAACGGGGCGTCATACTTGCCAGACTTAAGCCACATGTCGCCATCCTCAATCTGCAAAGCCCCCTCAACTTCTGCCAACTTAACAAAGGTCTTATTTGTTTTGCTGGTGCGCTTGCTGGTGCGCTTGCTGGTGCTCTTGTTGGTTGCGCTCTTTCTGTTACGGAAATCCATGATATTAACTCCTTTCATTCTGTGCCCTGTCATTATCAATACCGGGCGGGCGGTCCCGATAGACGGCCCGTAGGCCGTTTCGACTTATTTCTTGTTATCATCGGTTAAAGTGATTTTAATCTTAATTTCTTTCATGGTCTTTTACCTCGCTTTCAAGATGATACTTATTATATTTTTTAGTTACTTCCCCAATGAGTTCGTCCACTGGAATATCTGCACAAATTATAAATGCAAAACAGGATATAAGAACATGAGATAGCTCCTCTAATATCTCATTAAAAGACCCATTTCTATTTCTTTCAAAATGCGATAATGCTACAATGAGTTCTGCGCATTCCTCTTTTAATATTATACTTTGCGAGTATCCATTACATTTTCTAAACAACATAGCAGTTTCTAATACAGAATTAAATAAACTTTTCATTTTCGTCAACCAGCCTTTCTGTTTTCAATCTTTACCAACAAGTCCAAGCTCTATAGCAATACCACGGACGCCAAACAGCATAGCCCGATAAAGGTCGGCGTATGTATTGTAGAATTCGTCCCCGGTTTGACGATAAAGATCATTATTGTAATCTACCGTCAATTGTAACTTATTAAGACGATCAAGAATAATATTTTGTTCTTTACGTGTCATAATAATCACCTTTTCTTGTTTCTTGTTTCTTTCATTGTCTATATTATACCATACACTAAATTGCATATGTTGCTATTTACATTGTAAAAATTGCTGTACTCCCCTACCCTAAGGGGTGTGGGTACTATATTTTGTGTCTATTGACATTTTGC